CCACTCCCTCCCACACACCCCTAAGAACACCCCCCAAAGTCCCACTCTCTTGCGCCCCACTAATACCACCCGCTAGGATTCCTCCACCGGGCATATAAACAATAATAGGGGTGCCGTCTTTAGCTGTACCTATTCTAACGGGTTTTTGTTTACCGGTTGGACCCCACTGCCATCCGACCCCTAGGTTAGGAATAGTAGGGCCAAACTGATCGGGGTCGCCCATACCCATAACATCACCCAGGGCTTCCCCGGTCCAGTCGGCAGCTTCCGCTATACCCGAAAGGACATCAGACCCAACATCCCCCGCTTTTTCCCAAAAAGTCGCCCCTGTACCCAAGCGGGGAGAAATTGGGTTCGACGGGCTGTAATTAGCGTCCCAATCACTTATTTCAGTTCTGGTAATCCCTAAAGCTTGTACAGTTTGTTGTGCGGTTGTGAGAGCTGTAGTAGCGTTGCCCAAGTTCTTTACTGTTTGGTTATAATGTTGCCACTCGCTCGCAATATCTTCTTCTCTTTGCTCCCACGTTATCTCACCATTCTCCCAGGCAGTATTAATTCCATCCAATGCGGTGTTGAGGCTGCGTTGTGCCTCTATACCCTGGTCTTGGTTGTCTAAAGCCACACGGAGAGCACCTAACGCACTCCATACAATGTTAGCTCTTTTAATAGCAGCGGCTTCTTGTGCCCGTCTTTCTTTAGCTGCCTCAGTTAGAGGTAGGTTTACTATATCTGCCAACGTAGCGTTACCGCCGCCAGTAGTCGCAGTGTTGACAGTGTTGGCAGTGTTGGCAGTGTTGGCAGTGTTGGCAGTGTTTACAGCCGCAGCGAGCGCAGGGTTTGGGGCTGTTGCTTGTATTGTAGGAATGCCATATTTGGCTGCTACTCTAGCAACGCAGTTTATATCCAAAGGGTCACATTGTCCTACTTCAGTTTCAAAATCCATACTTTTACTCGTCTATCAACACGCCCTGAAACGAGGCGCTTACTTGATTGTTAGTGGTAGAGGCCAACGCACGGCACTCTATGTCGGTTTTAGCCGGGATTGGCAAAGGGTAATTAAAAGGTGAAACATTATTGTCGCTCTGCATTACTTGTATAAATTGTGTCCTAAAAGCGTTAGTAGCCACTTCTCGCGTCTTAAACTTTGCTGTAACGGACTCATCTGCTGCTGAAAGAGCAGCGGTAAAAGTGATGTCATCAACATACAGCGTCTTGCTGGCAGGAACAGTATACACGGCCATTTGAGTCTGGTTAGCACTTCCAAAACTTGCGTATATTACCGGGGGTACCCCAGCGGTAGCTCCCGTTGTACCTACGTAAACAGTACCAGCAGTTCCTCCGTGAGACCCTGCTGTAAGTACATAAGCTCTAAAAATTCTTAGGTATTCTTTTGTAGTAACTACTTGAGTTTGCCCATTAAGAGCAATGTCTTCTTCTATCTCAAGGTAGTTTGCATCCAGCCCCTGTATCTTTATAGTGCGTGCTCCAGTACCGCCGGGATTGACATCATTAGCGCCATCGCTGGAGATATACACCTCTCCTGCCGCACCGGGATAAACTAAATCGCCACCCCCGCTCCATACCGTTTCTTCAGTCGTGTCTACATCAGCATTAAAACCAAATTTAAACAGGGAAGTAGCCCCTAGAACTTGACCTTCTGCAACTCGTAAATTGTATGGGACGGCAGTAGCCACAGCGTTCCTCAATGCGTTATCTAACTGGTTAAAATATAAACGTAATATATTATTAAAACGATCTATATAACTTTTGCTATAAGTAATTGGTCCCGTGGGTAAAACTGGGGCAACAACTCTGTTACTTTCGTCTGTTACAGTAGGCATTATCGTCTGCCATCAGGACGCATATCTAAACGTGGAGAACCTAACTGCCACGCTACACCCTCTGCTGTAGACTCCATCTTAAAGGCTAACTGCCTTCCCCTTATCCTTACGTACACCTGCCCTGTAAACTGCTCAATAGGCACCGTTGCTGACCGTGTTACGGTGTTAGAAGAATTACCCCCTTCTGATAGAGGGCTGTTGTACCCAGACCCTGAGTTAGTCATAGGAGAAAGGGTCATAATCGCTGCAGGATTAGCAGCACTTGACCCATCAAACGTTACATCTGGCAGCATACGATTAATAAGCACAAAAGAATGCCCGTCATCCAAATCGAACTCAGAAGACGTTATAAAAGCCGTTATGGCTGCCGTGACGGCACTTTCTTTATTGTCATTGCCTTTCTCATGGTCTACCAAATTGTTGCTATAAGTGGCTGCTATGGGCCTGTCCCTAAGACCTGAATCTAACCACGCAGTACGTGCTAAATTACCGTAGTACCAGATATCTTCTAAGTAGTTGTAAATCACATACCGATCAACAGCAATTTCACCTTCAGAACAATAGAACCACCACACTTCATTAAACCCTTCGTTAGTGCCTGCTACTACTTGGTTAAACTGTGCTGTGTTAATGTCATTAAAAAGGTAACGTTTAACATTACAAGGCAATGTCATTACTGTGCCGTCATATTTATAAAACTTGTCTTTGCCCATCCAGTAGGCGGTGCTACCGGCATAAGCTGTAGCATTCTGGCTTGCAATGGAAATGTTATCTCCCATTAGCTGTACGTTCCACACAATGTCGCCACCTAAGTACTGCATGGAATAAAGTGCGGAATCAGTCCATACCAACACTTCCTGACGAGCTTGCACCACAGCAACGATTTCAGTTCCATGTGAAACACGGATGCTACCTGCAGTACCCGTAGGGGTAACGCCCCAATCGAACACATCTTCTTGGTTAGACCACCGTATAAGCATCGGGTCTTGCGTAGCACTGCCTATAACATTTGTACCAAAAGCAAATACAAAACGAAAAATGTCTGAAACACTGACTATATTAGTTACGGTAGGAACATCTACAGAAGCAGGGTAGTTAGTAAGATTTATAATTTCCCCACGTACCGTAGCCCCAGTGCTTGCATACCAATAACAAATAGGACCAGCACGGTAAGCAAAAACTAAATCTTCCCCAAAGTTGGATTGACTCCACAGACGTATAGCAGATGAAGAAGTTTGAGAGTAACCCCAAGTCCCCAACCCCCACGGTCCTGCACCCCATCCACTAAAAGGCACAGCAGTAGCAGCACCTGTATTAAGCTGATAGGCACCTACGACAGCAGCACCACCGTTCCCTGTGTCTGAAACGTTGGCAGTAACCGTAACACCTAAAGTATCCTTGGCAGCTACAGTGTAAGTATCGTCCGTAAGTACAGTAGAGATTTCGTATTCTTGGTTAAGGACAGCAGCAGTTATATTGCCGCCCAGAGACACCGCTCCAGAGAAAGTTACAAAATCCCCTGCATTAGCTCCGTGAGAAATGTTAGTTATGGTAAGAGTAGAAGAACCGTTGGTAGCTGAAAAAGTTATAGCACCTGCTAGAGTAGTAGTACGTATGGGGGTTACATCGTAATAATTGCCGCCACGCTCAATATAATATTCCCCAAAGTGATCCAGTTCCACAAAGAACGACACACCCCTAAAAACGTGTTTGCAGAGATGCGTTCCCAGCCCCCAATTTTTTCAGGCATACCCTTACGGAACCGGACTTTATCCGATTCATACCAACCACCTTCAGTGGTATAGCGGGTGTTTTCCCGGTCAATTCCGGGTTTTAATTGGAGTTTTTTTAATGGCATCTTTACCCTATGTATGTCCCATTCTTAATCATATCGGTAACCTCTAAAGCCCTACCCTTAACCTGTTTAGCCCAACGGCTATCCAGAAATTCCGTGGCAGCTTCATTGTAGGAGCCATTCTCCATATGGGCAATCGCCTTCTTAAATCCGGCAAACCGGAACCTGCCCAGATTAAAGTGCATATTAATGATTGCATCCCGCCTAGCACCCTCTTCCATATCATTAAACCACGGATATTCCTGGCTTAACTCTTTGATCGTGCGATCTATATCGTTCTGGAGCATGTAGTCGATTTCATCAATGCTGATCCCGATCCCCTTGTGCTTTGTGCTGTTATTAATATTCCTCCCGCAGCCTATAGTTAAAATGCCCAAACTGTCTTTATATGCGTGGGTTTTAACCCCTTCATGTCGCTTTAGCGTAGCAATCAGTTTCTCCATACTGTTTTTTTCCATGATTATTTGCACAAGCGACGAATGTATAGGATGTGTCGGTGCTGGCGACCAGCCCCAGGCAAACAAAATTAGAACTCGCAGAATCCACATGATTCAGCCAGAAATTTTGATATTGTCAGTCACAAACTTCTGCCAGGGTAGCCCAGTCCTGGGGCGTCCATTGGGATGTATCCACAGTTGCGGGGACTTCCACGGTAATCCCACTCACACTGCCACCGAAAACCCCTGCTGTGGCACTGCTTGAACCCTTTAGACATGCAAAGGCGTTGTCTCCCTCACTTACAGAAAGAGCTTCAATCTGAGCGCACCCAACAAGGAACGGCATCATCATCATAATCAGCAGTATTTTAGCCATTAGCGTCTTCTACCTCATTTAATAATTTATTAAGTTCAGCAGCTTCTTCTTTTGTAATCATTGCTGCAATATTCTTCGCCTCGATTTGATTATCTAAAAACGCTTCCAAACGCACAGTGTATCCGCGCAT